AAATACTTAAAAAGTTAGTGTTTTCAACACTTTTACCCCCTATTGACATGTTGCATTTATACCACTTTCTTGATAAGATAGTCTTATGAAACTTTATCGTATCCAAGCTAAATGGAATGACATTTACTACGATGAGCAGATCGAAGCTGAGAACGATAAAGCTGCACTAGATTCTTTTTATAACAAGTATGAGTCTGGGCAGTTAACCGAAAAGGATGCGGGTGGTTTTTTACTTCGTGACTTCCTTTTCTTAACCTTAGAGGAGGTTAAAAGAGATGGCACTACAAAAGTTAATCTCGGAGAAACTTCAGTTGGAGTCCAAATGGGCGAATCAGGCACTGTCACAGGGCAGAGTAACTCCTGATATGAAGTGGATGGATATAAAAATCAAAGATCTTAGAAAAAAGATCAATGATCAAAGTGTTGAAGACGCACAAAAAGGTCTTCTTGATATAGCTAGCTAACACTAGCAATATTTTTATTTTTCGTATAAAATCCTAGGCTATTCATGTCTCAAAAAAAAGTTAAGGTTAAAGGTATAAAAGTTTTTTTAAGTGTTCAAGAAGTTAAAGCTCTTGAAGACCTACTTATTAAAAGTGCTATGTTTAAAGGAGGTTTTTCTAAATTAAAAAAAATAGAAATAGGTTTGTGGCATTTGTTTAATGATATTTGTGAAGATTTAAAATTAAAAGATAATAAAATAAAAAAACCTAAATTAGATAAAAGTCTTCACTAATCTAATTTACCTAAAGGTACTTCACTAAATTTATACCAATGCACTTTACCATTTACATGTTGTCTAACTTTACTTTCACAATAATCACAAATATAAATAGTTGCTTTTTTCGTAGGTATGAAAGTAGTAACTGTATCGCAATGAGGACACTTACCTAATGCTAGATCATCTAGCTTAGAAGCCATTATGTGGCCTCACCCCAGTTTATACCCATAGCAAGATCTACTTTGCTAGGTACTTTAAGTGGCACATCATCTAGACAATGTTCCATTTGATTTTTTATTTCTTCTATATCGGAATCTTTACTAATGTTAAAACAAAGTTCATCATGTATTTGTAGCAGTGGCCGGTGGCCTGTGTTGTAACAGTTAATCATCGCTTGTTTAGTCTGATCTGCTGCTGAACCCTGTATCAATCTGTTTAATGCTTTATAGGTCATAGCTCTTTTAATCGAACCTCTTTCGTATTTACTTTCAGCTTCTTCTCTAGTCATAGATTTATGGATACCAAAAGTTTTAGGCTCCCATCTATCAAATCTACAATGTCTTCCTTTAATAGTTACTACACAACCTTTCTTATCAGCTGTGGTCATACATCTATTAGATAACATCTTAACAAAAGGAACCCTCTCGTTGTAGGCATTCAAGATAGCTTTAGCCTGTTCTATATCAATACCTAACTCTGCAGATAATTTAGCCTTTCCCATACCATAAAACATACCTAAATTAATGGTTTTAGCCTGAGATCTGGGTATATCAGCCATTTCTGCTACAACTTGGTGAAAGTCTGCATCATCGTTTTCATAGGCCTTTAAAAGCTCATAGGAGCCCTCAAAACCCTGATCAACGCTAGATGCATAGTGTACCACCAGTCTGGGCTCTTGTTGGCTATAATCGAAGCTACCCCACTTTTTACCCTCATCAGGCAAGAAAAGTGCCCTAATATGCTTACCAAACTCCTTATTTCTAGCAGGAATTTGCTGTAAATTGGGGTTACTCATAGATAATCTACCTGTAGCAGTTCCTCCAGAGTCTGATTTTAACTGGTTAATTTCAGCATGAATCCTACCATTATGCTCATATCTTAATATTGAATCAATAAATGTAGAGTGAAACTTATTCATCTCTCTAGTTTCTCTAATAAGTTTAGCTAATGGGTGAGGACAGTTGTGTAACCAATTGGTTGTAAAGCTTGGAGCTTTAGTTTTTGCAGTTCTTTCGTATGGAATCTTTAATGCATCAAATGCTTTAGCCACACTTACTGCTGCCCATATCTCTACATCATAGCCACTCATGTCTTTTATTTGTTTTAATCTTTTGTTTTCTTCTTGTATAAAATTTTTCTTTAATGAATCTGCTTTACTAACATCAACTCTTATACCATGCTCTCTCATTTCAATTAGTATAGGAGATAGTTCTGTCTCTAGGTCAAATATATTTGTTAAGTTTTGTTGTTGTATTTCTATTTTAAATCTGTTCCAAAGTTTTAATGTAAGCTCTGCATCTTGTTCAGCATAAGGACCTACATAACCTGCAGGTAATCTCCACATATCTTGCTTAGCATCAAGGCCCCACTCTTCTGCTTTCTCTTTTAATTGTGCTTCTGATTTTACTTCTCCTAAATAATCAAATGACAAGGCATTTAAAGAGTAACTAAATCTATCTTCGTTAATTAATGCACCAGCTATCATAGTATCATAAACTTTACCTACAGGTTTAATACCCATAGATCTCGTCCAACCAATATCATAAGAAGCATTGTGGCAAACTTTATCTACACCATTCTCCATTAATTCTTTGTACCACTTCAAAGTCATATTCTTATCCATGTTACCACCAGCTTCATGTCCTATAGGAAAGTAGCCTTTAAAACCATCTGCAGCTACAGCTATTCCTACTACTTCACCATCTTTAGTAGCCCATCCTGGTCCTTTAGTTTTAATATTAGGATCTCTAGTCTCTAAGTCTACAGCTATAATAGATCTATCAGATAAGTCTGGATAACTTTCTGGTCTTTTCCAATCAGATTCTGTTTGATTAAATACTAATTCAGTTGTCATTAATGTATTCTTTGACTATTATTTGTATCGCTTATTGCCTTTACCTTACGTAAATTAATTCCTTTTGCAAACAAATAACAATCTGCACAATAAAATTTTTTGTTCTCAACTACAATAGCGTTTCTTTTACACTTACCGTGTTCGCATCTAATCGTTTTTTTCATCTAAATTCTTTAGTTGGTAATCATAGCTACCTTGTTCATGTTCATCAGTAATCCATTTTGCAGAATTTTCAACAGAATATATTTTACTTGTAACTAATCTATTAATGCAATTTTTAGATGGATCTACACCCATTGATGGATCATAAATTTTTAATCTGTTGTTTGGTTGTATAGCAAAATTACCATCTTCTAATTCAAGCACATGACCACATTTATGTTGATCTGGTTTTTCTGCATAACCAAAATTTAATTCGTTAAAATCTCCTGCGCACCAATCAATTGTAAAAAGATATTTACCTTTTCTTTTTATTTTACGTCTTGATGTGTATTCCATAGTACAACCAGCAATTTCATAAAAAGTTGTAACACTTACGTTGTAACTAAAACTATCCCACATAACTACTTCGTCTAGTGGTAATTCTTTTACACCTGGTTTAGTACAGAAAGCTGTAATAGGTGCTCGCCACCATAAACCACCATCTTCCATTAAGAAATGAAACAAAGGCACTCTGTTTGGTATAGAACTAAAACCAAATACTCCTACTTCAAAATATTTATCATGTGAATCTTTTTGATCTCTTAAATAATTACCTCTAACCCAGCATTCTATTACTGGTATGTTAGCGTTTAGATAAGCCATTTTTATTTTCCTCTTTTAAGTGTTGTATTTCTAAATCACAATAATGTTTTATTTTATTAAGATCTTCAATTGTTTTACCTTTAGTTAAGTATCTACAGACATACTTTATTACATTTGCTTGAAAAGGATTCAAGCCATTTTTTCTAATAAAAGTCCATGGTTGAATAATAAATTTTTTATAATGATTCCCGCCTACCTGCTTTCCGTCTGGAAAAGCTTCGTCAAACATATCTTTGCTACTCATTTACAATTCTCCGGTTGAAATTAGATGCAAGACGCCCCAAAGGAAAAAAATATGTATGGTTAGTAGAGAGTATATGTAGGGATGTCTTAGACCGTGTAATACCAGTATACCAAACCCTCGCTTCAGCCATCTTGTCTTTGAAGTTTTTGGTTGAAAAATTAGATGGCCAATTAGCTTTCTCATATATTAGTACGTTGTCTGCCTCCCCACCTTTTACTGAGTGGATTGTGTCGATTATTATTTTTGCTTTTTCATTAAATTGAATGTTTCTTTTTAACATACTTTCAAAATAATCCAAGTCTCGCACAGTAAATTTTCTGTTTAAGACTTTCCACCAATCACTCTCGGTAGTCTCTAACCCACAATTCTTTTTTAAGAATTCTAGATCTAAAGGTTGATTAGGATGAATATCTGACCAAGCTTTGTTGTCAATTTTTCTCCATCCTTTTTTTATTTCGTCAATAAAATCATATAAAACACCTACCTGTTCCTTGGTTATTGTTTCTCCTTTTTGTAAGGTTAACCAATGATTTATGGCATTCCATTTGTTTATATTGAACGATTTATTTCCTCGCATGTCTTGGAAATATAAACCTTTTTGTCTAGCATATTCTTTTAGCTCATCGACATTATCTCCAACTCTGCCTAATACAAACCAAGTTCCTTCTAAAGAATCAAAAGGAACCTCGTTAAATCTACTATAGGTTTTAATAAAACCTTCTGATTTA